GTTCTATGACTTTGAGGATGGCGCACAGGTTCATCGGAGGGTGCCGAGCCGTTCAATGGCGCATCTGCGTTATATGTCCGAGGATGGTTGGATGGGCCGTTCGCCCATTGAGGTGGCGGCAGAAAGCATGGGGCTGGCCCTGGCCGGTCAAGAGGCTGCCGCCCGAACCGCATCAGGTAGACCTGTCTCGGCGCTCATTGAGATGCCAAATGTCTGGGACGATGATGAGGCCTATGAGCGCAATGCCAAGCACCTCGGGGATCGCTTGCGCAATCCACAGGAATCGGGCTTGGCAATTGTTCCCGAGGGTGTGAAGGCGGATCGCCTGGACCTGTCTGCCGCCGATCAGGAACTGCTTGCGAGCCGCAAGTTCGACAAGGTGCAAATCCTGAGCCTCTATCGCGTGCCGCCTTTCAAGGTGCAGGATAATGAGGGCGGGGTGAAGGCCAACAGCGAACAAAGCGCTATCGACTATCGCACGGATGCCCTGCTGCATTGGGGCGGGTTCATTGAAACCGGCTTGGCCCTTGCGTTGTTGACGCGCGGTGAGCGTGAGGCGGGTTACTTCCTTGAGCATGACTTTGATGCGCTCATGCGCCCCACGCTCAAAGATCGCTATGACGCCATGCACAAGGCCGTGGGTGGCCCGTTCATGACGGCGAACCATGCTCAGAAACGTCTCGGCCTGCCGATCACCAACGGGCCGGATGACGATAAGCTGAACCCTGCACCGAACATGACGCGGGACGAAAAGAAGAGCGGCGAAAAGGAGACTGAGGAATGACGAAACAAACGATTGCCAGCCTGTTCGCGGCCACTGATTTGGCGATCTGCGCGCAGAGTGCGCAGGCGCTCTTGAGCCTGCCGATGCCCAAAGCCGAAACCAAGGCTGTGACCAATGCGGCTCCCAATTTCACGCGTGACGTGGCCCGAGAACTGGTCGACGCGCCGAATGATGGGGAACCGCCCGTGGACGAGCCGCCGGTCGAAACCGATGAGACCGAAGCCGATCCGCAGTCCTACGAGCCGACCGAACAGGCCGACGAGGCTTCGGCAGCCAAGCCTGAGCATGACGAAGGCGACCCTCTTGCAGAAGGTCCGGCCGACGAAGAAGCAGCCATGGATGCCCACATTGTGGAGTGCCAGGGGCGCGTCGACCAGCTGCGCCTCACCATCGATCGCTCGAAGCTGGAGCTGGCTGAAGCGGAACGGGAACTCGGACTGGCGCACGATGCCAAGATCAAAGCTTTCCCGCCCATGTCGCAGGGCGACGCCGTTAAGGCGTTCCAGAAGATGGAACTGGCCAAGCGTGCCGCAGCACGGGGCGACAATCCCAACGCGCGTTCGGCCCTTGACGCCTCGTTCGCCGCTGCCCGTCGTCCTCGTCGCCAGGGCATGATGGCCAAAGGAACGGAGTAACCTGAATGACAGAGCGGACTGCAACCCTTGACAGTTCAGCAGCGGTTCGCGCTACCCTTCAGGCCGCTTTGTTCTACAATCGCGAACAGCGGTTAAAGCGCCAAGGTGCCACAACTGCTGTTCCTGTCATTTTATTGGCTACTCCCACCGGTGGCGACGTGGCAGTCAGTGGCACTTCGGTGTCCGGGGCGCTTATCATTGTCTATGTGGACGGCATCGAAAGCGCCCGAGCACGAGCAGCGGCTGACGGAACATGGAGCACAGAAGTCACTGGCCTGACAACGGGCATTTATGATTTCATAGCTATTGCCGAAAGCTTCGGCACGGAAAGCTCGGCTTCAGCGGCAACTGAAGTGACAATTACGTAAGCGGAAAGTAGGCAATGGCGTTTTTGGTTGAAGATGGCACGGGCCTTACTGGCGCAACGGCTTACATTTCCGTGGCAGACGCGGATGCCTACTTTTCGGACGTCACCAATTCAACTTGGTCGGCAGCGTCTGTCAGTGAAAAAGAAGACGCCATCATTAAAGCAACTCGCTACATGGAAAAGCGATATGGTGCTCGGTGGAAGGGCATCATTTCCTCGTCCACTCAGGGCCTTGGCTGGCCGCGGGATTATGTTTATGATGAGCGCGGAACTCAGCTAAATGAGCAGGTTCCTACGCCGATCTCTTATGCTTGCGCGGAATATGCTGTCTATGCCCTGTCTAACGAGCTGATCCCGCCTGCTGTCTATCCAATTGCTGACGGAGCGCCCGTTCCTTTCGGCAAAGTCACCCGCAAGGTCGAAAAGGTTGGTCCTCTTTACGAGGAAACCTATTATGCCTCCGGCGGCGGCGGGGTGCCAAGCGTTTCGTCTGACAGCGGAAACAATCTTGTGAATGCTGGCAAACTGGTTCAATACTTGGAAGCCGACTTTCTCGTCTATCCGTTCCTGCGTAGCCGCAAAGGAGTATCGCGGTGAGCCTTGCCACTCGTCTTCAGGGAGTAGCTGCTCGGCTTCTGGCCAAGCACGGTGCCGATATGATCGTCACCGTCCGTGCTGCTACACCCGTGAGGGAGGCAGGAAAGCCCTGGCGTGGCTCTACCGGAACGGATACCGTTACCGTCACGGCGGTCCAGTATGATTACGAAATCAGTGAAGTGAAGGAGGCACAATGGCGAAAAAGCCATACAAGGTTTCTCGTCGCAGAAAAGGACGAAAGCGGAAGTGACCAATTCACTTCCGTCGATCTGACTTCAGCGACGGACTTGGAAGACGGCGATGGCGCTGTCTGGAGCATTGAGGACGTGGAGATTGTGGAGCCTGGCAATGCGCGGGTCATTTACATTCTCTATGCTGCGAGGTAACCCATGTCTTTGACCCGCGATCAAGCTCGAGACGAAATGATGGCGGTGGTGAATACTGCCCTCACTGGTTACAATGCGTCTTTCCTCATCGTATGGGCCGACGAGGATAGCAATCGCAGGCCCAAAGACCGAACGGCGCACGCCATTGTTGGTGTGTATCACACGGCTGGCGAACAGGCAACTATGGGCACCATTTCAGGTGGCCGAACGTTCCGGCGCTACGGATATATCGAAGTGCTGGTTATGACCCCTGAAGGAGACGGGTTGACGCTGGCCGACGAACTTGCTACGATCGTGCACGATGCACTTGAAGGGGTCACCACCAGTGGTGGAGTCATTTTCAGGAATGTCCGTGCAGTAGAGGAGGGAAAGTCCGGCTCCTTCTGCGTTACGAATGTAAGTGCGGACTTTGAATATGACCAGATCAAGTAAGGAGGCCTAGCATGGCACAGGTCAACAAGATCGACAGCAATGTAACGGGGCTCCGTTACCAAATCGAAAGCTCCATCGGCGTTGCCGGTTCGGGTCCGTGGTATCCCCTCGATCCAAACTCCTACAGTGACTTTGGTGGGAATTTCGTCAAGACGGCACGGACCCCAATCAACAGCAAGCGCTCACGCTACAAGGGTGTCCTTACAGACCTCGACAGCGCCGGCGGGTTCAACATCGACATGACGCAGGACAATATCCAACGTCTGTTCCAGGGCTTTGTGTTCGATGAGTTCGTGGAAAAGGGGCTGCAAGAGCCCTCGGCAGTCACCAGCACCGCCTACACGGTTTCGGATGAAAGCGACTTTGCTGTCAACGACCTGATCTTTGCCTCGGGCTTTTCGACGGCCGCCAATAACGGTCTGAAGACGGTCACGGGCACCGCGGCTGGTGAAGTCCAAGTTTCCGGCCTAACCGCTGAGGCCTCGCCGCCCTCTGGCGCTAAAATCGTTCGCGTAGGTCACCAGTTTGGATCGGCAGATTTGGAAGTTGACGCTTCCGGCTCCCTTCCGGCACTGGCCACCACGACCAAGGACCTGACAGAACTTGCGCTGGTCGACGGCGAGCTCATCTATATCGGGGGCGACACGGCGGCAACGGAATTCGCCACCGCTGCAAACAACGGCTGGGCGCGCGTGCGGGAAACCAATGGCGCCAACTCGGTGACCCTGGACAAGGCCTCCGGCACGATGGTGACGGACACCGGCACAGGCAAAACCATGCAGGTCTTCTTCGGACGGACGCTGAAGAACCAGGATGGCACCAACATCACGCGGACCACCTATCAGCTTGAGCGTGAGCTTGGCGTTCCCGACGATGCGTCGCCGTCCGACACTCATGCAGAATACATTGTGGGGGCTGTTCCCAACGAACTCACAATGGCCATCGACACCGCGGACAAGATCATGGTGGACATGGGCTTCATGGGCATCGACTATGAAACCATCGACGGTCCGACGGCGCTGAAGACCGGCGCTCGTCCGTCCCTATCTTCCGTTTCCTCAAAGGCGTTCAACACCTCGACTCACGTGACGCGTATTCGCATGGGACTGGTGAGCCAGACAAACGAGTTTGTGGATGCGATGTTTGCCTACGTGACGGAACTTCGCATGACCATCAATAACAATCTTTCAATGAACAAGGCAGTTGGCACTTTGGGCGCCTTTGATGTGACCGCCGGCACCTTCGAGGTTGGCGGAAACGTCACGGCCTACTTTCAAAACGTTTCGGCATTGGAAGCACTACGCGCCAATTCCGACGTCACCTTCGATGTGGCGGTGGTCAAGGACAACGCAGGGTTCGCCTTCGACATGCCACTGCTGTCCCTGGACGACGGTCGTCTCAACGTGGAACTCAACCAGCCGGTCACCATTCCGCTGAACCTGATGGCAGCAGATGGCGGAAACGTGAACACCAACCTGGGTCACACCATTTGCATGAGCTTCTACGACTACCTTCCTGACGCCGCAGAGGCGTAAGGAGTTTGGGAGGGTCTACGGGCCCTTCCTTCACTGCCACAGAGGAGCAAACTATGGCACAAGCAAAGAAGACCAAGAGTGGGGGCTACGGCTCGTTCCGCTCGGACACCGCGGCAGAACAACAGGGCGTCGAACTGGACTATGGCCCGTTCCGTGTGACGATCGCACGGGCTGGCGGCGCCAATAAGTCCTACGAGCGCATCCTGGAAGGCCTGACAAAGCCCTATCGTCGCGCAATCCAGCTCGAGACCCTCGACCAAAAGGTCTCGGAGCGGATCATGCGCGAGGCGCTCGCCAAAGCCGTCATTCTGAACTGGGAAGTTCTGGTCGACAAGGACGGCAATCCCGATCCTGACGGCAGCGACTATGCTCAGGGGATCGAAGACCCGGATACGGGCGAACTGCTGCCCTACTCCTGGGAAAATGTCATGAAGGTTCTCGGGCATCCCGAAATCCAGAACCTCTACCATGACATCCGCATCCAGTCCGGCAAGGAGGCGCTGTTCCTTCAGACCCGGCGGGAAGAGGAGGGAAACGGCTAACCGCGTTCCTCATCTACCAACTGGAGCAGGGACCAGTAGAGGAACAGATCATCAAAATTGCGATGAGGTCCAATCAGCCCCTTCCGGACCCCATTGCAAATGCTCCTGAAATGCCCTTGGGCCTGGGTTTCTTTTACAAGGCTTTTCAGGAGCTCTCCTCAGAGCGGCTTGATGGCCCGATACCGGGTTCAGCGATTAGGGCCTACTGTCGCGATGAGGAAATAACGGGGGAGCTAGCGGACGATGTGATGTATCACGTTAGGAACTTGGACAACGCTTTGCTGGAATTCCAACGGAAAAAGGCAGAGACAAATAAGGGGAACAAATAGGTGGCAAAAGGGTTCGGGCATCTTGGGAGGCAACTGCGCGTGCGCTCCTACCAAGTTGGCCGTTGGTCCAATGCTACGCCCCGAAAAGCGGCCAAAGCTCTGACGAGTTCGCTCATTCGTTCCACCCCTGTTGATCGTGGCGTTGCACGGTCTAATTGGCAAGTCGCAACCGGAGCCTCCCCGCCTTCGGTGCGACCTGCCTTTTCGCCCGGTCGCCATCTCGGTATCAGTGAGACTAACAACGCTGCTGCCGCTATCGCCGATGCGTATGCTCGGATTGATCGGGCGCCAACTCAAGGCTTTGTTCAGGCATTAGGCGGCACTGGTGGAACGGACATTTACGTTTCCAACCCAGTTTACTATATTGAGGCGCTCGATCAAGGGCACTCTCGTCAACAAGCTGCAGGGTTTGTCCGTAGGGCAATTGATGTGGCCCGCGTCACGGTTCGTCGGAATAAGATTTTCGATGACTTGGGCGGTATACCTTCTAAGGTGCGCTAATGCCTACAGAACGCATAGACATTATCATTACGGAGCGCGGCACTCGCCAAGTCAAGCGGAGCATTGACCAGGTTGCCACTTCTGCTGATCGAGCCGATCGTGAGATTGATGAATTCCGTCGTGCCCTTCAGGCCGTTCGGCCAACGTCCGAGCTTAACCAAGCTTTGCAGCAAATCCAAGCTATTCGTCGTTCGCTTAGTGGTCCGCGCACTCGGTCTGCTTGGCTGAATACACCCATTAACGAAGCCAATACTGCGCTGGCTCAGGTCATGCAAAACCTTCGAGCTGCCCGCACTCAGGCTTCAACACCTTTCACCTGGCAGGCAACGCAAGAATTCCGCGAAGCTGAGCGAGAGCTGGATGACGTTATCCGGAAACTGCAGGTTGCCAATTCCATGCAGTCCCGATTTGCCCAGCGAAACAACCTCACAGATCAAACTACTGGTGCGCCATTCCTTCCGCCAACAGTGGCGCCTCTTTCTGACCTTGATCGTTATGCCCGTGAGGCAGAGCGCGCCGCTAGGGGAGCAGACGATCTGTCCAGAGCGTCAGATCGGCTCAACTCCTCTGCCCGAGGAGCCAATAGGGGCGTCATGCTCCTCGGCGGTTCTATTGGTTTCCTCGGTGCAGGGGTCGTGGCCATGGAGCTTATGCGCTTGGCAGATAGCGCAACCGTGGTCGAAAACCGGGTTAATATCGTGAGTGACACGACGGATCAAGCCGCCGCGTCCATTCAGGAACTCTATGACATTGCCCGTCGGACCAGGACGCCAATTGAGGAACTGGCACAGCTGTTCCAAAAAGGCATGATGGCGTCAACTGAACTTGGCGTCGACCAGCGGGAAGTGCTCCACTTTGTAGAAGCCATTGGTATGGCGCTTGCGGTTCAGGGCTCCTCTGCCCAGACAGCACGAGGCGCTCTAATCCAGTTGTCACAAGCTATCGGCACGGACATTGTGAGGGCTGAAGAATTTAACTCGATCCTTGAGGGCGCCTATCCGATTGCCCTTGCAGCCGCTCGTGGCATTGATCGGGCTGGTAATTCCGTTGCTCGCCTGCGCCGCATGGTAATTGAGGGCGAGGTTTCATCGGAAGAATTCTTTAATGCAATCATGTCCCAATATCCGATGATTGCGGAAATGTTTGCCCAAACCGAACCGACAATCAGCCAGTCGATTACGGTATTCCGAAACAAGCTTACCGAGTATATCTCGACTTCCGAAGAAGCACAGGCCATTTCTAATGCTATTGCGGATAGCATTATTCTCATTGCCGACAACATTGAGCCTTTGGCAGACTTGCTATTTGGGCTTGGCGTGGCATGGGCTGCTGGTTTCACGTTTACAGCTGTGGGACGTGTTGCGGCAATGGCTGCAAGCTCCGGTCTTCTTGTTGGGGCTTTGAAGGCTATTGCTCCGCTGGTCGGTGCTGGTGGCCCTGTCGGGACGGGTATTGCGATTGTTGCGGGCGCGGCCTTCCTTGCGTATAAGAACCTTGAGACTTCCGCTGATCGCATCGACAGATTGCGGGAGTCCATGAATGACGGCGTGTCAGCACTCCAAGACTACAATGAAGCGGTGCAAAACGCCCGAAAAGAGCAAGAAGAGCTTGGTGGGGTTGTAAACCTCACCACTGAGTCCATTCTTCGGCAGTCGCGCGCAACGCTTCAGGAAAGCTTGCGCCAGATGCAGCAGGATATCCAAGCCATTGAGGATGACTTGGCTGGTGTTGGCGTATTTGATCGGGACAATATACGTGCCATGGCCAATGATCTTGCAACTGGCAACGCAACTGTTGGGCAAGTGCCCCCAGGCGGCGATCGTAGAGACAGCCTCATATTTGACAATGCTGAGATTGAAAATCTTTACAACATGCTGCGAGCTGTTGAAACCGGAACAGGAACTCTTGACGGGTTTCTTGAAGCCCTTAATCGTATTCGTGGCGCTGGCCCTGAAATTTCAGCGGCAGTAAGCGACTTGCAAATTGCCCTTGACGCGCTTCCTGATGACCTTACACAGGAGCCAACTGAGCAGGCGTCTTTGTGGCTTGAACAAGCTACTGAGCAGCTTACCAGTATCGCGGACATGATTGGCGGCTTTGAGGCGGAAATTAACGCCGTTGCGAATGCTCAGGCCCTTCCGGAAAAGATTGAGGCTCTTGACGCTCTGCGCCAAGGTCTTGAAGCGGCCGAATTTGCCGGCAATGTGGTTCGTAACTCCAGCTGGATTACCGAAACGGCAGACTTGCTTCAGGCTCTTGAAGACGCTAAGGAACTTGAGCAAACAATGATGGAAGCGCTTGGAGCCAACGCTCAGCGCTTGCAGGAGCTTACCGATCAGGCTGAACAGTTTGCCACTCCCATGGGCGGTGCCGCAGACGCAGCTATTGATACGGAAGCCACACTTCAAGACATCAGCTTTGCGCCTCTTGAACAAGGCGCACGAGGATTTGCGGATCAACTCACACGGGCTGCCACGGCTGCCCATGCCATTAGCAACATGAAGCCACCGGAAATTCCGTCTAATACCAACGGTCCAATTATGGCGTCTTACAGCAACCCAACGCGCGACGCAGTTGGCGGGCAAGGGCTTATGCAGCTTAATTCCGGCGGCTCGTTTGAAGTTGGCGGAAACGCCGGCGTTGACCAGAACTTGGTGGCTTTCTGGGCCTCTAAGGGCGAGCAAGTAACTGTGACGCCACGCGGCTCTAATTTAATGGGCAGCGCTAACCGGACCAATCAGTCCGAAGAATATTTGGACACTATCCGGACTATTAACCAGGAGCTTGAAGAACGGTATAACCAGCTCACCCAAAATAATCAAATGCTGGAAGAGGAGCGGATACTTCAAGACGCCCTTCAAACTGCAAATAAAAACGGCGTTGTGCTGGGTCAGCAAGACGTTGCGCTTATTCGCGAACGCGCTCAAGCCATTCAGCAACTTGAAACGCGGCTCAAGTTTATCAAAGACATCAACGATGCCGTTTTCAATAACATGGAAACCGCCCTTAACAACTTTGTTCAAACGGGCACTTTTAACTTCAGCCAGTTTGCTCGATCCGTTATTGAAGATTTGGCAGCTATTGGCATTCAAATGATGGTTATTGCGCCCCTGAAAAACTTTATGGGCGGCGCCCTAAACAACCTAATGCCCAATCTGCCACTGCCAGAGTATAACGAGGGCGCTGACTTCATGGTTGGTGGTCGCGGTGGCGTGGATCAAAACGTGGTGGCCTTCCGTGCGTCGCGAGGCGAGCGTGTCCAGGTTACGCCTGCAGGCGAAGACAGCAAGTCTCGCGGCAACACAGTAATCTTCAATATTTCGACGCCCGACGTCGAAGGCTTCCGTCGCTCCGAAAGCCAAATGGCAGCACGGGCTCAGCGTATGCTAGCGCATGGACGGAGAAACACCTGATGACCGACTTTCATGAAATCCGGTTCCCTGATAGCATCAGCCGCGGCTCGTCCGGTGGCCCTCGTCGCCGCACGGACATTGTAACCCTGCGCTCTGGCTTTGAGGAACGTAATTCAATTTGGGCAGACAGCCGCCGAGAATACGACGCTGGATTGGGCATCCGTAATATCAACGATCTTCATGACGTGCTAGAGTTCTTCGAGGCACGTCTGGGTCGACTTTATGGATTTCGCTGGAAAGATTGGGCAGACTACAAGTCGTGCGCTCCCAACCAGGCTACGTCTAGAAGTGACCAGCTAATTGGAACCGGCGACGGCTCTACAACGGCATTTCAAATCACAAAAACCTATTCCTCTGGCCCCACGGCGTATGTGCGGGACATCAAAAAGATTGTAAATGGAACCGTTTCGGTGGAAGTGAATGGCTCACTGGTAAACCCTGCTGATTACACTGTGAACAATAATACTGGAATCATTACCTTTAACACCGCGCCGACCAATACTCATGACATTCGAGCTGGGTATGAGTTTGATGTCCCTGTCCGATTTACCAATGATTATATTGACATTTCTGTGGACCTGTTCAGCGCTGGACAAATTCCGCAAGTCAATGTAATTGAAGTGAGGGTGTAATGGTAAAGCAGGTTTCAACTGCCCTTCAGTCGCACCTTGACGGTCGCGCTACCAAAATGTGTTACTGCTGGCGCGTCACCCGGAAAGACGGCACAGTTCAGGGTTTCACCGATCATGACCGGCCATTGACTTTTGATGGCGTTATCTATGAAGCGTCGTCGGGCTTTACGGCTTCGCAGTTTGCTACCAGCCTTGGCCTTTCGGTAGATAACTTGGAAGTCGAAGGCGCTTTGTCTTCTAATACCATCAACGAAGACGATTTGGCGGCAGGCCAATATGACAATGCAGAAGTGATTGTCTATTGGGTAAACTGGTCGAATGTGTCCCAGCGTAATGTTGTGAACAAAGGTTATTTGGGCGAAGTTAAGAGGCACGGCGCCATGTTTGGCGCTGAAATACGTGGCCTAGCCAATGCCCTTCAACAAAAGACTGGGCGTAAATATCAGCGCTATTGTGATGCTATAGTTGGCGACGCTCGCTGTGGCATAGACCTCACAAATGCCGCCTATCGCGGTTCGGGCACTGTAGCCTCGGTGACTAGTAACCGAGTATTTACCGCAAGCGGTCTCGGCGGGTTTAGCGACGATTGGTTTACCGCCGGAGTAGTAACATGGACATCTGGGAACAATAACACCGGCAAAATGGAGGTAAAGGTCCATGACAACACCTCTAGCGTTGTTACTATAGAACTTTGGCAAGCAATGCCCGCAAACATTGCGGTTTCAGACACCTTTACTATAACTGTGGGGTGCAAGCAAGACGCAGAAACCTGCCATTCTAAATTTAACAATATTGCCAATTTCCGCGGATTTAACCTAATTCCTGGAAGCGATATGCTGCTGTTCTACCCAACCAAAGGCGAAATCAACTTTGATGGCGGTTCGCTATTCAATGAGTAATCGAGGCCCCAAATGCAGGCACTGGAAGTCGTAACACTGGCTCGTTCTTGGATCGGCACGCCGTATCATAACATGGCGGCGGTTAAAGGTAAGGGTTGTGACTGTTTAGGGCTGCTACGCGGGGTCTATGCGGAAATTACAGGCGAGCTTATATGCCCGCCAAACTATCCTAGCAGGCCCCCTCGAGCGGTTATGGGTCGCGAAGCTATGCTTGACGCGGCCCGTTGCTATTTAGAGGAGGTAGCTTTTAACACTCGTGGCCCCGGGATTGTATTGGTGTTTAGAGTGCATCCTGATTTGGCAGCGCATCATTGTGGCATTATGACCACAAAAACGGAAATGGTTCATTCGCATAGTGGACGTGCCACTTACGAAGTGACCCTTGGAGATAAGTGGGAAAAGCTGGTCGTTGCGGCCTTCAAGTTTCCGCAAGTAAAGGACGGCTAAATGGCTACACTAGCGCTAGGCTTGGCAGGAACGGCAATTGGCGCTGGTATTGGTGGAGGCGTCACTATTTTGGGCGCCACTCTTACGTCTGCGGCCATTGGCGGTGCAATTGGCTCTACTGTTGGTGGCTATATTGACAGTCTAATTGTTTCGTCTCTTACCCCGGCTGTTAGAAATGAGGGTCCGCGACTTCAAGAAGTTTCCGTTATGCAGTCCTCTGAAGGCACTGCAAAAGGGCGCCTTTATGGCATTATGCGTGTTAACGGCAATTTGATATGGTCTACCCGTTTTAAGGAAACCAAAAACACGGAAACTGAAACCGTTGGCGGCAAAGGTGGCGGTGGCGGTCAAGAAGTAGAAACCACGTCTTACACCTATTCGGTGTCTATTGCCGTGGCATTTGGCGAGGGTAATAGCCGAACTCATCTAGGCCGCATTTGGATGGACGGCAAAGAAGTTGACCTGTCGACCATAAACAGCACTTTTTACCCAGGCACTGAAACCCAAGCGCCTGACTCCCTTATTCAAAGCATAGAGGGTCCCAGCAATACGCCCGCTTTTAGAGGCACCTGCTATGTTGTCTTTGAAGACCTGCAGCTAGCCAAATATGGCAATCGCATTCCTCAAATCACAGCCGAAATCATTTCTCCGCTTGAAACGAATGATCCGGACGATATTTCCAATATTGCGCGCTCTTTTTGCCTTATTCCAGGCTCTGGCGAATTTGCGTATGGAACGGACGTTTATACCTTACAAAACGCTTCTGATAGCGTCTTAGATGAATTCTATCCTAGCGGCTCGTTTACTAATAGGGCTGGCAATACCATTTCTTTGCCACCACGAAGCGACGATAGCATTCCAGCTCAATTTATGAACATGCACAACCAGCGTGGCACATCTGACGCGGTGCTGTCGTTAGATATGCTCAAAACTTTCCAGCCTAATATGAACGCAATAGTCTTGGTCGTTGGCTGGTTTGGAAATGACCTTCGCATTGGAGAATGCGAACTTAGGCCCTACGTGGAATTTACAGATCGCGATGGTGTTGTTGTGCCTCGTGAATGGAATGTTGCGGGTCTAAATAGGGCGCATGCAGACGTTAGGCAAGTGGCCCGGGACAGCAACGGCAATCCGGTCTATGGTGGCACACCGTCAGATGATACCGTTATTGAACTGATCCAGCATATCAAGTCGCTTGGATGGCGAGTTATTTTTTATCCGTTTATCTTTATGCACATTGAACCAGGGAACACGCTGCCTGATCCGTATAGCGACAACGCAGCCGGTGTCGGTCAACCAATTTATCCTTGGCGCGGTCGGATCACCTGTAGCCCGGCGGCAGGCTTTGCCGGCTCAGTAGACAAGACAGCTACCGCGGCCACTCAGGTCAACACGTTTTTTACGCGGACGTGGGGCTTCAACAACATGATCGAGCACTACGCCCAGCTTTGCGAAGATGCTGGCGGCGTGGACGCTTTCATTATTGGCACCGAAATGGTAGGCATGACCCGCATTCGGTCCAGTGCTTCCAATTATCCGGCCGTCAGCAACCTTCAAACATTGGCGGCCTCGGTGAAAGCCATCATGACGACTGGCTCTCCCAAAATATCATACGCTGCAGACTGGTCGGAATACCATTCGCATCGCCCGTCCGACGGCACTAATGATGTCTACTTCAATCTTGATCCGCTTTGGGCGGACCCCAATATTGACTTTGTGTCTATTGACAACTATCTTCCGCTGTCTGATTGGCGAGATGGCACGTCGCATCTTGACTATGACGCGGACGCTGGCATTGTTACACCTCATAACATCAGTTATCTCAAGTCAAATGTCGAGGGCGGAGAATATTACGATTGGTTCTATGCAAGCCAAGCAGATCGGGACAGCCAAACGCGAACTCCTATTATAGACGGCGCTCACGGCAAACCTTGGGTGTTCCGTCAAAAAGACATTCGTAACTGGTGGAACAATACGCACATCAACCGTCCTGGCGGAACAGAAAGCGGGCCAGCTACTGCATGGACCGCTGGCATGAAGCCTATTTGGTTTACCGAGTTTGGGGCTCCGGCCGTCGATAAAGCAACCAATCAGCCCAACGTGTTTTATGACCCCAAGTCGTCTGAAAGCTTTTTTCCATACTATTCTAGTGGGTTGCAGGACGAGTATATTTCCCGCGCTTACGCTGAGGCGATGCTTCAGTATTGGCGAGACAACTCGCCTGCGGGCATGATAGATATTGAAAACATGTTTATTTGGACTTGGGATACGCGCCCTTATCCTGACTTTCCTGCTCGTCTTGACGTGTGGAGCGACGGTGACTTGTGGGAGCTAGGCCATTGGATGACTGGTCGGATTGCTTACCCAAGCCTTGCGCGCTTTGTTGAAAGCCTATGCGAAAAAGTGGGCGTAACAGACCACGACACTTCGCTGTTGGAAGGAGCCAAGACGCTTATTCGCGGTTATCATGTGCAAGACATTGTAGCCATTCGGGATATAATTGGGGCGCTGCAAACAGCGTTCCAGTTTGACAGCTTTGAAAGCGAAGGCAAGCTTAAATTTGCCCTCAAAGAAGCGACCCAACTTGTAGCTCTCCAAACCGACCAGTTTGTATCTACCGACAGCGATATGACTGGATTTTCCATAACGCGAGCACAAGATACAGAGCTACCTAAGCGGGTGACGGTGGATTACATTGACGCCTTTAATGATTACGAAGTCGCGTCACTAGATGCCAAACGCCATCAAACGGATAATGAGGATGTAGCTCAAGTTCAGTTGCCAATTTCGCTGTCTCCTAATTACGTTCGAAGCCTTGCGGACAGTATTCTTCACCAAGCGTGGCTTGCGCGCGAACGTGGCGTCGTAAACTTGCCGCCGTCATTGTTCAAGCTTGATCCAGGCGACGGTATTACTTTCCCTCTTGGTAACCGAACTGGCCAAGGGCGCATCCAATCTATTGACACAGGCGAGTTCCGGGAGGTTCAGTTCCAGTCATTTGACTTGAGCGCCTATCAATTGCCAATATACCCTGACCGCAAAAAAGCGCCCCTAATCACAAGCGTGCCAGGCTTTCCGTCTCTTATGCCTTTAGACATTCCGCTCTTTTCAGGAGGCGAGCCGTCTCACTGGTCGCCGCGGGCTGCCGTCTATGCAAATCCTTGGCCCGGATCGGTTAACGTCTATAAAGACGCAGATGCCGATTTGAGCACAGACGACTGGACTTTTATTCGGGAGCTGGGCTTTGGCAATATTATTGGAGAGCTAGAGAGTAGTGTTGGCATTGATCGCGTTCATGTCTGGCTTCGCAATTCCACAATCACGGTGAATTTGCTTGGCGGCACGTTGCCTTCGGCGTCCAGTGACATCAAAGTCCTTAATGGCGCAAATGTATGCGCTATGCGAAACAATAATGGCTTTTGGGAAGTTTTCCAATACAAGACGGCAACACTTAATGGCAGTGGGCGATATGTCCTTTCTGATCTTATTCGTGGCCAACTTGGCACTGATTGGGTTATGGGCAATGCGACTTTTGATGCTGGCAACCCGTTTGTGCTTCTGGAAAACCAGTTTTCTATCAATCCTGCAACTGCGCCTTATTTGCCCTTAACTCCTGATGAACAAGACACGACTGTCCAGCTCCGTTTTGGCAATGCCAGCAAAGCTCTTACGGATAGCACGGCTTATTTGGGCTTGAGCTATTATCACACTGCTCAAGCAAAAAAGCCTTATCCGCCCGTTCAGCTTAAAGCCACTTGGGCTTTGGGGACTAACAACGACATCGCTCTTAGCTGGGCGCGTCGGACAAGGTTTAATGGCGATAACTGGAACTCGTCAACTGTCCCGCTAAACGAGGATACAGAAGAATATGAACTGGAAATTCTCAACGGCTCGACTGTCGTTCGCGAGGTTACAGGCCTGACTTCACCGGTGTATACTTACACTGAAGCCCAGCAAATAGCCGACTTTGGATCATTCCAAACTGCCTTGGTTACCTTTAGAGTGTATCAGATTAGCAGCGAGATTGGTCGAGGCAACGCGGCAGAGGAGACTATTGTTCGATGACCACTACTCATCTTAAGCTTCCTGAAATCGCGGCAAGCCAGTCGCAAAAGCATGTGACGCATAACGAGGCTCTGTTTTTTCTCGACAGCCTTGTTCAGCTATCTGTGATTGATAAAGACCTGACGACGCCACCGGCTTCACCGTCGACTGGTGACCGCTATATTGTGGCGTCCGGAGCGACAGGTGACTGGACAGGCAAAGGCAATAGTGTTGCCACTTATGATGGCTCTGGTTGGGTATTTATGACACCTAACGACGGCTGGTTTGCTTGGGTAGACGATGAAAATGTGCTTTATGTATTCGATGGCGGCTGGTCGACACTTGCTGGTATTCTTGGCGCAGGCTATTTGCCTCTTGCAGGCGGAACACTAACGGGCAATTTGGTCCTTGAAGAAGCAACGCCTTCGCTTCGGCTAAACGACACTGACGTATCTGGTTATACTTTGCTCCAAACTGCTGACGAGGTAGTCCAGCTGTCTGTAGACGCTGGCGATAACGACGCTGGCAGTAGCTTTGATGTGCTCATTGACGGTGCAGGGCAAAATTTTCGCGTTAACGAACATGGCGTTGGCATTGGAGGTGCTTCAGCAGACGCCACTAATGGCTTTGCGTTTTTTGGAACTAACGTTTTGTTCAATTCAAGCAGTGGTATTTCTCAAGTATTCAATAAAAATGCGGCTGCTGACGATGCAAGCTTTACATTCCAGCAAGGCTTTACTACACACGCTCAAATGGGCTTGCTTGGAAACAATAATTGGACACTGAAAGTAGGAACCAGCTTCTTATCCGCTCTAACTGTAAATACGACTAATGGCAATATTGGCATTGGAACAACTAGTCCGGCACGAAAATTTGAAGTCGTAGGCGGAGCTGGTGATACTATTCCTTTGCGCCTTGAAAGTGGAAGCTCAACGCCAGACGCCTATATTGACATAAAATCTTCGACCACAACGGCAGACTTCAAAGTCCGCATTGGGGCGTCGACTGACCATTTTACTGCTTGGGCCGGCGGATTTGAACGCTTGCGCCTTACTGACAGCGGCAACTGTGGCATCGGAACTACCACTCCGTCTACTAAATTGCAAATATCCGATGCCGTTTCTAGTTATCTTTCCGTCGGCCGAACCTCTGCACCAACCTCTGCCGTCTTTCTTGGCGCCGAAGTTAACAGCACTGTTTTATATTCTCGATCGTCTTTTGGGTCCGCTGGCAATATGCCCTTTCGTATTGTTATTGGCACTACGGAGGTTATTCGCGTTAATTCTAGCTATAACGTGGGTATTGGGACAAGTAGCCCACTTGGAAAATTGACAATTAGCGAAGCTACTGGCGGCACTGGCATGGAGTTTTATCCTAGTTCTTCCGGTAACTCGGTGTCCCATTACGATCGTGGCACACCAGCCTATGTTACTTGGACACAGCGCGCCTCTCAATTTATATGGGCAATTGGCGGCACTGAACGCATGCGCCTTAACGGCAGCGGAGACTTAGGCATTGGAACAAGCAGCCCAGGCGAAAAACTAGACGTGGCGGGTAAAGCCCGTGCTCAAACCCTCAATCTCTCAAGTTTACCTACGTCTTCTGCTGGACTGTCCAGTGGTGACGTGTGGAATGACAGTGGCACCCTAAAAATCGCATAAGGAGCAGCGATATGACCAAGACCATAAACGACATTATTGCCCAGCTTACCATTGAGCGACTGCAGCTTATGGCAGAGCTTGAGCAGGCAAACAAGCGCATCAAAGAGCTGGAAGAAAAAGTGCAAAATCTTGCGGAGCAGTCGGCATGATTGCGATTGAATGGAAAATTGTGGACCTCGAACGCGATGCAAGCACTGGCCGCGTGACAGTAGCACACTGGACAGCCGTAGCGACAAAATTGGACTATGTTGCCTCTACCTATGGCGCTGTTACTTTTTTATCCGACCCGTTACCAAATGGGCCGTTTATACCTTACGACCAACTGACGGAGGTTGATGTGTTGCTTTGGGTATTTACCCAAGTCGACAAGGAGGAAACGGAAGTATATTTGGCCGAAGAAATTGCCAAGCAAGAGTCTCCGCCAACTCAAAACGGACTTCCCTGGTAAAGGACACAAATATGCCTCTCACTGCCTACGACAATTCAGCCATGACCCGTGACGAAGTCCTAACGGTTCAGCGCCATTTGGACAAACTGGGTTTTGATCCAGGGCCAATTGATGGTATTATAGGCCCACATACCAATTCGGCCATTGTGGCATTCAAGCGTTCAATTGGGTTTCGCGCCCGTCCGTATGTCGGGCCCAAAACTTGGGACGCTCTGACCCAAAACGAGCTGGATTTAGGCTACGCTCCGCCAGAGCTTCCTTGGATGACGGAAATTCGGCGGATGATGAATATGCACGAAGTCTATGACAATGCGGGTCTTCGCCGGTGGCTTGCGTCCGACGGATACGCTCTTGGCGATCCAGCAGAGTTTCCTTGGTGCGGCGATGCGGTCGAAACCCCAATCCGCTTGACGCTTCCAGATGAGCCAATTCCAAAAAACCCGTATTGGGCTTTGAACTGGCAAAAGTGGGGTGAGCCCACAGAGCCTACCTATGGCTGCGTTATTTCTATTTCACGCCCCGGCGGCGGGCATGTGGCTTTCTTGGTTGGTCAAGACACCAGTCGTTATTACTGCCTTGGCGGTAACCAGTCAAACCGCATCCGTGTCTCGCCAATCAACAAAAGCCGGTTTGAGCCGGCGAGCTTTCGCTGGCCCATTACCTACCCTCGCGAGTATGTCCATGTTCCTTGGATGACAACGCAGGAAGCTGCGTCGACCAACGAGGCCTAACATGCCTGACAAAAAGACCTATAAACGCGAGGTGGCCACGGCTCAGTTGGCTTTGCATTGGGCTCTTGTGACAACCACGGCCTATATTGCGATTACAGACCCTGCAGTAAATCTTGATCCGTTGGTTAGCCTCGCTACAGGCCTTGCGGTGTGGGTATACGGTTTTGCTGCCGCCGCTTTTGGCTTAGACAGCTGGGCAAAGCAGGTAAAGCCTAAAAGCTAGCCTGCTTTGCACCGACCTACAAACGAGGACGTGTTCAATGAATAAGTTCTATACTTTGCTAGCTGCTCTGGCCGTTATCGGCACAATGACCGGAGGTGCATACCTGAAAGGACGTGCCGACGGCCGATCGGCGGAGCGTGAAGCGCAACAGGGCGCCACAGACCTTCTGAATGCCGCCTTAAGAGAAGCGCAGCGACAGCTGGACGCTCTTGAGGCGGAAAGACTTGCTGAAATGGAGGAACTCCAAGCAACAGTTGATGAATTGAGGAGACAAGCCAATGAAGACCCCAATGCTAATCGTCCTGCCATTGGCACTGGCAGCGTGCAGCGGCTCAACTCCGTCCGTTGAAGACCTTAACCTTCAACGGCCTGCCGCCTCGCTTACGCAGGAATGCCCGCGCCCCGTCAGCTTGCCTGAGCGGGTTCTGACCCAAGCGGAAGTGGAAGACTACTGGCTGGTCGATCGCCGCAATCTCCTCAACTGCCGGAGCCGTCATGCGGCCTTGGCGGAACAATACGAACAAACACTGGCAACGGTTCTCGGAACTTCTGAAGACGAATAAGCGTTGGCATACAAAGGCTTAGTAACTGGTTATACTGGTTTTCAATCGCCCACTTCTGCACCCGACTACAGGCGCTCTATAAATGACTTCTGCAGACATCCCATGGCTTGTTTCGCTCATACTTGGAATTCTGGCTTTCGGTGGTGGGGTTATCGCCAGAGACCGGTATGTGCTTGGCCTCATCAGCAAAAACCACAACCAAACAATCGAAAAGCTGTCCGAGGCAATCAGCCTAGTCCATAAGCGCATTGACGCCGTGAAGGACGAATACGTGAAACAGACTGACCTTGATCGCCATGTCAAGCACTTGGACGATAGCGTCCGGGACCTAAAGCATGAGCTGCGGAGTAGCTCCGACCAAACCAATCAACGTCTAGACAGCTTGCTATCCCATTTTACTACCGGTGTGCCCATTACCAATCGCTCTATTCGACGGCATCCCGCTTCTGCTGATATTGAGGAAAAAGACAGCTAAGCTAGTTCGGCAGGCGCTTTGGAAGATTTACAGCGCTTAACCGCTTAGGCCGAACGCGCCGAAGTCACACAGATCAGACACAGAAGCCCGAGGGACTAT